ACGCGCCAATCAATAGGAACATAAAAATGGAACTGAAACCTTACTATCTATCCTTTGGGGGTAACAGCCCTTTTGGACGCTACATGTTGAAGATCGACGCCTACTCCGAAGGTGAGGTACGGGCTTGGGCTCATGACCACCTAGGAGACTGTGGATGGTGCGGTATCTACGAATACGCGAAAGCCCATGAGATGATGCGGGACTATGATCTCGGCCTCATCTTCGCCAACGATGCCACCCTCAAAGACATGCGCCGCCCCGGCCCCACGCCACACGCGCACCTCGATTACTAGGCGTCCCCCGGCCCCTGCCAGATCGCCTGAATGATCGACCCAACGATCATCATAATCAGGCCGAAGACAAAGATCGCGCACCCGCCTTGGAAGGCGTAATAGAGCAGCAACTGGATCCCCATGTCGGGGAATGCCTTCATGCCGTTCTGAACAAACAGTGCGATCGACCCAAAGATGATCAAGCCAGCAATGGCCATCACGTTCTGGCCGACCGTTGTGTAAGCTGATTTGCGTTTCATTTTCGCAGCTCCTCTAGGGGTATCTGCTTCCCCTTGTTATCGATGAACTGATCGACTGTGTACTTGCCCTGCCGAAGCAGCTTGCCGCGCCCCGGCCCTAGCACCTCGTCCTGTACTGCCGCGCTCTGCCCCTTGATCCACTTTCCATAGGTGAGCGTTTCTGGATCGTCCTCACCCCTCAACAGGGAGACAACATGGCTCCGGCATCGAGCGTGAGCCGGGGGTACAGGGCCTTCCATTTCGCCGCTTGGACCGATTGGCCAGATGCGGCCATCCCGGCCCCGGCATACTGGCGTGGTCCGGCGGTCCAGAACAGACGACCACTGATAGCGGTCATAGAGCCCCTTGTTCTTCTTCGTGTGGACCCTCTCTGCCGAGGTAGCAATGTGCGCGTTCGCGGTGCGGACTAGCAACTCAGTTCCCCGGCGGTTGCCGCCCGTGATTGCTCGAACCCGGCTTATCGCCGTGCTGGCGCTTTCACCCTCAACGTAGGAAATGCGCAGAGCTTGCGTCAGGCGGCGTTTATGCGCCTTTGGCAGGTCTGCTATCATGTCGCGCACGAACAGGCCGTTAGCGGGGTTTGCTCGCATTGCTGCGTACACTTGCGCCCCGGTCACGTCCTGCACATTATCAAACCCTAGACCGATCAGCTTTTCGTTATGCCACTTGGCCTCCGCTGCGGAAAGCGCGCGCTGCTTCTTCCTCATCTCTTTGCCTAGCCTGCCATACACGTCAGCAATCAATTCATCGAGGCGGGCAATCTGCCGATCAAGGATGGTGGAGCGGCGGAGGTTGCTACCCTCATAGCGCCTGATCCTTTGCTCTAGGTCGAGGCGCACCTCTTTTAGAAAGACCTCTAGGTCTCGCGCTTCTTTGGTAGAAAGCCTTTCGATGAAGATTGCTCTTCGGATGGTGAGATCGAGGAGATCGTCGTTCTTGGACACGGCTTACTCTTCGCCTTCCTCGTCTTCTTCCGACGCTGGCTCAACGTCCCCTTGTGGAACAGCTTCATCTGGATCACCCCTGCTTAGGTCACTGTTGAATGCATCCTCGTCTAATTGGTCCCGGTACTCCTCAACGGTCAACTCAGGATCGACCACGCCGCGTTCCTTAAGGCGGGTCAAGAATGCGTCCATGGTTACAGCCCCGGCCATGAGTGAGTTCGTCCACTCGTTCAGCTCGCCCGGCTGCAATCCACTTGGCAGGAAATCAGTGTTCAACTGGCACCGAATTTCACCGCTGATCGAAGCCCAATCGGCTAGCATTTGGAGCACCTGCGTCATTCCATCTGAGACCGTGTTAGCCACCTGTGCCAGCATTGAGTGTTCGCCTGCTCTGCGTATGCGCTCCGTCTCTGTGCTTACCTGCCCCCCGGTGTGCTCAATCGCCAAGGCCCGCGCCCCAATGGCCACCATCTGGCGTTCCTTGCGCTCCATTACGTCCATGATACCAGCAACGCCATCCCTGCCGAGGCTTAACAGCTTAGCGTCCCCATCTGGAACGATGATCGCCTGATTGGAACCAAAGCGGATCGGCACTGCATCCCCGTTCTCATCCGTGGCCGGAGCAGCTTTGATGAACAGGGTGGCGCACCCCAAGTTGCGAACCGTGTTCTCCAAGCTGGCGCTGTTCTGCAAGTGATCGCAATTCAGATTGGCCAGATCGAGAAGCGGCGGGTTCTTTATCTCTTCCGGGTCCAGTGTGTCCGGCCCGAACATAACCGCCGGGATCACGTTAGGCGGCATCTTGCCCATCTTGGGGAAAATGTCTTCGCCTTCTTGGACCCATGTGATCTGAGTGATCGTTTCATTGGTTCTTGGATCGACCACCTGCTCAGTCTCTTGGACGAAAAGGCGCTGGCGATAACGGCCCGTCTCAAGATCGAAGACACGGATACGTGGCACGGTCTCCCATACCCATTCATCTTCATCGCTGCGCCGCTCATCGTATTCCATGACCCGAAGCTCGACCAGCTTCTTCATGCCGCCTATGTTCTCGCAGCGCCAGTACAGTATGTTCTCGAACGTGTACTGCTTCGCATAGGGCCTGCCGCCTAGGTTGCGATAATTTCCGGCCGTTCGGACAAGATCGCTCCCCTCGAAGACGCTATCCTCCGAAGGGGCATCCACGACAACGCATGTGCGGTAGGCTGTCAGCACTTCGGAAACCACCCTGCCGCATACCCGGCGGAACGGCTCACCATTGTTTGATACGTCATTCAGTATCTCTTCGAAGCTCTCCGGGGCGGTGATCTGGGGCTGCGGCTCCATGATCATTCCGACAAAGGCATCGAGGGTGCGCTCGGTAGCTGGCAGCACTGAGGCGCCCTCTTTCCATTCTTGGTATTCGTCATCATCGTGCGCGCTCAATTTGATGACGTGCTGTTTGGCGGCCATGCCACCCTCGATCATGTCTCGAACCTTGCTTACCTTGGCACGGAAGCGCGTGTGATCGATGTGTCGTGTATCAAGCGGCATAGCCTTACCCCATTCTCATTTTCCGAACCGTCAAGATGTTCGGCGTTACCATCAAATGGGTCAGCCCCCAAACCAAAGCATCGACCCTATCCGGGGAGTTCCTACCAACGTAGCCCTCGGAAGTCATCATCGTCATCTGATCCTCTAATTCTCGCATTTCTGCAAGGTGGGAGACTTTGCCCTGCTCGTACAGCGCGGCGATTGGCTCCGCCCTTACGTGCTTGCCGCGCGTGGCATCGACCATCTTCACGGGTATGTTAGCCCGCTTGGTCTTGATCGTGTACTTCACCATCGCGCCGCCATAGTTGCTTTCAGCGACCACGTTGTCGGCCTTGAAGTGATCATAGCAGTCGACCACTTGCTGAGACCACTCATCCGGGCTGCCCTGTATGGACCAATCGCCTAGCACATAACCCCGGCCATCGACGCCAAGCCCTACCGGGATGATACCCTGCATGTCCCCTGTCTCCCCATCAGAGCCGGAGGGATCGACAGAGATGCTGATCTTCTGCATGGCAGGGCGGGGGATGGATTTGTTAGCGGCATCCAGCATGGCACGGGTCCATAGCGCGCCGAGAATGTCGTCTAGGAATTCGGCGTACAGCTCCTGCCGACCGAGCCGCGTTCCTTCGTACTTTTCCTTCAATTGCTTGAGGGCAAACTCTGACAGGTTGGCGGCATTATCGAACGTGCTGCCCCGCGTGATCCGTGTGCTTTCATCTTCCAGCAGGCGACGCGTGATCAGGTTAACCTTTGGCGTTGTGGTCGCTACCATGCGAGGCCGCTTGCCGAGGCGCAACCCAAACAGCAATTGGTCGAGCGTGTCCTCATAGCGCCACGAGCTTACCTCGTCAGCCCAAGCCCAATGATGCTGCGGACCGCGGAGGCGGTTAGGCGTGTCCCCAGAGAAACCCTTAATGCGTGTCCCGTTTTTCAGTTTGATTTCTGCCCGCCCGGAATTGTAATCATCGATCAGCTCATGGGGTGTGACTGACAAGAAGCCGGAGACGCCCTCGATGCATGTGTCCCTAACATCTCCAAAAGTAGGAGCGACAATCGCGCCCCGTGTGCCCGGTTGCAGCAAGGCCATCATCTTCGCCCACTCAGCGCCCGCTCTCGTCTTACCGAAGCCCCGTCCGGCCATCATCAGCCAAGTCAGCCAATCACCGCCCGGTTGCAATTGCGCGGGCCGTGCCATGTCCACCCATTTAAGGACAGATTGCAGGTCAGGCTGTCGAAGCCTTATTTTCGACCATTGTGAAGATTGCATCTGTAATGTCATCTAATGCCTCGACCGTTTCGCCCTCCACGGTCATGCCCGGATCGACCGAGAAATCTTCCGCTTGATTGCCACCGGATTGATTGAGGTAGGACTTGCCAAGCTGGATCAGCATGGAGACGTTCTCATCGTCTATCGCTACCTTAAACTGTTTGCTTCTCAAAGACAGGAGGCCCGTTGCTCGGTGCTTGCTGAAAAATGTCCGAAAGTTTCCTTCCCCTGCTTCCTTCAATCTGGCGTTCAGTGTGTCAAGGCTCATACCTTGGATCGCGGCGCACTCTTCCGCAGTGGCGAAGCGCTGGCACATGTAGGCCAGCATTCGGAGGTTTACCTGTTTGGGCTCAGGCCCTCTTTCGCCCTGCCTCAAACTTTCCGTTGTGACAGGCAAGTCAGTGATACTCACTTCCTCATCCTTGATCACATCATCGAAGCCTTTGAGAACGACGCCCTTCACACTCATCTTACGCCTCCGGCACCCATCCGTTATTGAAGCCTTCACTGCGTCCACGCTTGCGCATACCGCTATTGTCAATCAGGCGCTCTACCTCTTCATCTTCCATGCCAAGGCGGCGCATGATCTCTTCCTCACCTAGGCCGTTTTCGACTAGGCTCTGCACTATGTCCGCCATACGTTGCACGGCGTGGTTACCCCGCGCCCGGTTATGGCGGATCGTGCTCATCATTTGGTCTTCCTTGGAGCGCTCATCGCTTATGCGGACAACCGGGACAAAACCTTCACTGGCCTTGCGTATGTCTTCGTCCGTGCTGCCAAGGGTCCAGCGGTGGAAGCCATCGACAATCTCACCGTCCATGCGGGCGACTATGGGTTGCGTCCAACCGTCTTCCAGAATTGAGATTTTGAGCAGCTCCATCTCCGGCGGGGAAACATGGTTCGGGTTATACCCGTTTGCTCTCAGTTCCTTTGGGTCAATCCACTCGACCGCGTCTAACGGGTGTTTCATCCTTCGCCCCTCATTAAGCCCTCGGAATAACCGTGCTGGCGATACAGTATAGCGGGTTTCCACCAAGTCGCCAGCCAGTCCATTACGGAGGCATCATAATCCTCCACTAGATCGAATGCGTTATACCCCCAACGGGAGACATGCTCATTGCTGACCATAGGCCATGGAGACGCGCCCTCGATCTGCCCTATTGGGTGATCGTACACGGGCGACACGCGAATGTCGTTTTGATGGAGATAGCCCCAGATGTGCTCATACCGCCAATCCCGCAAAGGATTGCACTGTAGGATGCCATTCTTGCGGCGATAGAGCGGGCGAGGAACGCTGTTCTCCTGAGTGCGCCTACCAATGAACACCACGTCATTTTGCATGGCCTCAGTGTGGCGTTTGATCGTTGTCTGTTGCCTTAGCTGATAGAGCTTAGCCAGCTTGGGAAGGTCAGCAAAGATGAAACTTGGATTGCGCATGATCCAGTTGCGGTCCAACCGATCGTACTCCGCGACCTGAAGCCCCATTTCGTTTGCCCATTCCCGGTTGTCGATAGCGTCCCTATCCCACATTAGGGACACGTCTGCCACGGCGTTGTGCGTTACCCCGGCTTCCGTGAGTAGGTGAGTGAGGACGCGGCTGTCCTTGCCCCCGCTATAGGCGATGACCGGATTGACCGATTGAGACATGGCCTCGTCAATTATGGCCATGGCTGCATCTGCCATACGAGCCACCTCTAACTTGTTCGCATGGCTCCGGACGCTGAGACCCCGAGCTGGCGCGCTCCCCGTGTTACGCTGCATCGATACCGTACTCCTCCCAATTGGTGTATCGGATGGTGATCTCTTCGCCGCGCTTAATCTCCCTGATAGTGATCAGGCCAGCGTGCAGGACCTCGCCATGCTGCATCCAGATCACCGCCGCGTTTGGATCCTCGGAATGATTGCACAAGGTCATTTTGCCCCAGACCATGAGAAGATCAGCATCTGGCTCACCATACTGAGCAGGATCAACAAACGTATGCCCCCACATTGGCGTTTTCCGGGCCGCTGGCGCGCTTTTGCCATCAAAGCGGCTGGCAGGTGCCACTTCAAGTAAATGCCCGTAGGAGAGCGCCTCCGTGGCAAAGAGCCCTATGCCGTGGTCCCCGGCCCTCCTTGGTCTGAACTTTTCGGTGATGTAATGAGCCTGCACTATGTGAGACTTCATTTCAGAACCCCCGACGCGCGCATCTTCCGTATTTCCTTGAGCCATCTTTCCCGCCCCTCTGGTGTGTCGTCTGGAACAGGATTTCTCCTGCCCTTGTAATCGCCCCTAATGGCGATCTTGCTAAGGAAAGCCCAACTGATCCCGCTTACAGGGTGAGGGGCTTTCACGGCTATAGGCTCTGAGCCGGCCTTCTTTTTGTGGCTGTCAAGCCAATCCGCTACACGGCGGGCAACGCCAGCGCGCTCCCCCGGCCCGTGCTTGCCAATCCAGAAACGGAGCCATTCAGGCCACGTCATGTCGTCCGGCTTGTCCGGGTCTTTGCCGTAACTGTAGAGCTCCGTTTGAGAGTACCTTGCAGCGGTTGCCGCGCCGGGCACACGAGCGATCATTCGATCCCAGATTTCAGGGAAGCAAACCTTGTACATCCATAGGCCGCGCAATGGCTCTTCCCCATACGGGGGAGCCACCCTTTGATCCAAGTGGCGAATGCCCGCGCGCTCCATCACGTCATAGGTCGTGTTATAATCCCAATCGAACATGTCCGGGGCGGTCCACACGTCTTCGGTGCGCCAGTCATAGATCGGGTAAACCTTGTGCAGGTTGCCGCGCGAGAAACCATCGGTCCATTCCCGAATGTAATCCTTGTTGTCCCGGTTGCGCATTAGCACCGCCCGGAGACGGGTCAGACTTTCATCGCTTCGGATGCCTAGGAACATTCCGACCCGGCCATACTCTTCCGGGCTAAGGATCAGGCCAACCGTTTCTGGCAGCGTCGTGCGCTCGGCAGGCTGGATAGGGAAGCCGGGAACGTCACGCCAAGTGATAGCGCCCTCCGGCATGGGGCGGACCCACAATTCCTCTTTGTCGGGATCCCACGGGAACCAGTAGGGCTCCTTGCGGGAGCAGGCGTTGCGGTGACGGATCGGCAGGCATAGCCACATAAAATCGACACGCGGGTCTTCCGACACCCGCTTAACGTAATCGATGGTTTGAAGCGGCATGGCTTCCTCGTCAAAATACATGACCTTGACCGGGAGCTTGCCTAGGCGTTCCGCCTCTTCCAAAACGAGGTTGAGGACCGCCGTGCTGTCCTTGCCCCCGGAGAATGAGACGACAACCGTATCGAACAGGGAAAAGCTCTCTTCGATACGCTGCCGTGCCAGTGTGAGAACGTCAGTATCGACGCCCTGCTTTTTGCGGATCGCCTCACCCATGCCGGACGATCTCTTTCGTCCTAATGTCATCCAGACCCGCCGCCGAGACACCATCGACAATGGTGCGGTTCAGCATGGGGTGATCGTCATGCCAAGGGCCTGTGTCCGTATCAGGGTGGAAAACGGTCAGCGTCATGCCATCGGTGCCTACCGTGCTGAAGGCGTGTGGCGCGTCCGGGTAGAGGATAAACATCTTCCCGCGCTCCAACTGCATAGGGCCTTCATCCGTGTTGCAGATGCCCCGACCTGAGTGAATGAGCCCGGCCCGGATCGTGGGGTGCGTGTGCATGGTCTGATCAATGCCTTCGGGGAAGTCCAAAAGGTTCATGCAGGGGTCGCCTTTGACAGGCGGACCAATGAGCAAACTATCGCTGCACCCGTCGATGTATTTGAGGCGCCCTTGCTGTTCGATCGGTCCACCGATGTTTCCGAACCCATGGTAGCCAATACGGTTGACGCAGAAACCCTGACCGAAAGCTGACAGGTGGATACCCTGATGCGGGATCGAAAAGTATTGCAGGCGATGTATCGATTGGTGATTTGTCTCTAAGCCGTTGCGGTACTCCGCGCGCACAGAGCCGCGCATAACGAAGCCGTACAGTGTGCCATGTTCCTCGATCTTGAGGCCGCCCTCGCTAAGGCCATAGACCTTGGAAGGGTGATCCGTGTCAGAGAAGTCAGCCATAAGGCCGTGTGTCAAATCTTGAATAAGCGCAGTGGTCATAAACCCATCTCCTTTTTCGCCATGTCGAGCAGGGCCTCCGCTGCGGAGGTCAGCCCGTTTTCGTCCCTATACGTGTTGAGCCACCCGATCACCATGTCACGGGCGGGCGGCGTCATGGGGAAGTTACAGTTTACCATCTCGTTTCGGGATGCGGCCTGTTGCCCGTAATCTATCGTTTGAGTGCTGGCCTTGACTTGCTGCTCGATCATGTCCTCAAGAAAGTTGCCATCGGCCTCCAAGTTGAGGAAGCCCGCAAGCGCCCCCTCATCGAAGCCAAGCAAGTCTAGGTCGATAGAGCTTTCCATCATGGAGCGGATTTCATCACCCAAAAGCTCCATGTCCCATGAGCTTGTCTCAGCGAGACGATTGTCCGCAATCACATAAGCCCGCTTCTGGTCATCGCTCCAGCCCTCAGCGACCATCACCGGGACCTCTTTCAAACCAAGACGCGCCCCCGCAAGGACGCGCCCGTGACCAGCGATGATCATGTTTTTCTCGTCAATGAGGACCGGGTTCGTGAAGCCCCATTCCTTCATACTTGCCGCAATCTGCGAGATTTGCCCGTCAGTGTGCGTTCTCGCATTTTGGGCATAGGGCACCAGTTCACTCAAAGAACGCCGCTCTACCCTATCAGCGGGCCATTCTAGGGCCTTTTTCTTGGCCCCGCCCCGTTTGCTTGCCATTTTGCCTTCTCCTAATCAACGAGCCCCTGAAACTGAAGGCAAGTGATTATGTTATCCATGATCCTATCCATGTCTGCATTCGCGGCCTCCTGCAAGTCCGGCGGTGGCGTATGCCCGAACAGCTTGAAGTGGCGCATTAGCTCGGCCCGCACAGACTTGAGGTCCTGCGGATCGAGGAAGATTTCTACCGTCTTAAGAACCATACCTCCGGCCCATGTTTTCCTTGAAGCTCTTTTTGCGCCGTTCGCGCTTCTCTTCAATGGTCGCGAAAAAGACCTCTTGGTGTTTACGCTCTTTCCTGTGTCTAACCACCCAGACCCCGATTATCCCGGCGATCAGAAACATCGCGAGAAACAGTCCGCCAATGATTGCGATTACCAGATACTCACCTTCGGTCATTTTAGCTTCTCCAAAAAAGCGCCCCCCGGCTCATGGAAAACCGAGGGGCTAGGACTGATGCTCATAAAGCAAGGAGAGCCATCAGTATTCTATCCTCCAGCACCCGCACCCCAATCACGGCGAGCCGCCTGAATTGAGACGAGAGTACCACCTATTCCGTCAACAGTCTGCATGACGGTCAGGATTAAAAAGGTTGCCGTTCCGAACATGGGAATGACAAGCCAAGCGATCCAGCAGAGAACCATCAAACCAATCGACAGGCCAGCGTCGATGAGCGCCTTATGAGATGTGTCTGCGGATTTAGCCACTTCAAGAACCATCAGCCCCCCGGCGATGAGGAGGATTAGATCGCCGAGGGACAGAGCCAGCTTAGCACCCGAAATGAGAGGTAGGGTGCTGAAGTGGCGTATGTCGACTTGTCCTAAAGGGAGCGACAAAGCGACATAGATAATCATTGGAATGACGAGCAACGGGATCACGCCGAAGACGGTCTGTAATCCCGTGATAGGCCGGAACGCCATTAGGGCGTCAACTTCACAAGTGGCTTGCTATCTTTCGGCTGCACCAGCACCCAATGACGCATCAGCTTGAAGACGCCAAGGAATGCAGCACCCGAGATCAGGTAAGCCGCCAAAGAAGCGGTTTCTGCGCCAGCGTTGAAGATGCCGTACACGATGTAGGCAACTACCCCCGCTAGGAAAAAATCAATGAAAATCAGCTCACCAAGGCGCAGGAGAGCATTTGTCGAAATGTTCATGGGATCAACCCCCTTCCGTTTTCTCCCCCGCCCGGTCGTGACCGCCGCTTTGAGCGAAGAGAGAAGGCGCTATCTACGCCCAAGTTGAAGTGCGACGGTCACCAGTTAAAACGCAGGCCCTTCTCCATCTTCTGCGTCCAACTCATTCAGCATGGCCTCGGAAGGCGTAACAACCTTTCCGGCCTCTGCGTTAACCAGATCATCGAGGGCTTCAACGGTAGTTTCCAGCGCATCGGCTACGTCCTGAAACGTGGCGTTTGGGTCATGGCCCCCGTCTTCATTCGTCGCGATCTGGACCGAAGCATCGAGGCTAACTCCTCCATTTGGTACGTCACCAGTAGCACCCGCTCCGGGGACCACGAGCGGCTCGCCCGCAGGAGTAGGGATCTCAGCAGCGCGACTTGCGCCGGGACTTTGTGCTTCAACAGGAAAGGCTGTGACCGTACCCTCGTCAGCCTCCAACTTTTCCAGTTTGAAGTTCTTCGCCGCGAGCGCAAGATTGGCTTCTGCCTCTGACAGATCGTCGTGCAGGATTGGCAACTTGGTCTCAAGTTGATCGACAACGGACCGAGCCTTGATCAGCGCCGCTCGGCCTTCTTCGATCTCGTTGTTGATTTGCGCGACCTTTGCGGCCGCCTCGGTAAGTGCATTCATGGTCTTTGCCTTCTCAAGGTAGTTTGAAATCTAGGGT